GTTCTCCTGCTTCGTCGTGAAGGCGGTGTCGAGGCTCGCGACGACGTAGTCGAACTGCGGGAAGTGTGGCGCATCGTGCAGCTGCCACCAGTCGCGCTTGATGATGCCGCCGCCCTTCGGCTCGGGACGCTGCTGCAGCTGCCCCGCGGCCTTCCACGGGCCCAGCCGCTTCTTCAGGACCTCGACCTGCTCCTCGGCGAAGCGTTCGGGCCACAGCAGCTCGCCCTCCTCGGTGCGCGGGTCGTCCCAGCCGATGCTCGTCGTGAAGGCACGCTCGGGCTCGAACTCCATGGGCAGCATGAGATGCGTCCAGCCCTCGTCGGTGTCGAGGATGTGGCCCGTGAGATCCTCCTCGCCCAGCCGCTGCTGGATGACGACGTAGGCACCGGTGCGCGCATCGTTGAGACGCGTCGACATCGTGCCGTCCCACCATTCGTTCGTCGTCTCGATCAGCGCCTCCGACATCGCCTCGTTGGCGGCGTTCGGGTCGTCGACGACGATGATGTTGCCGCCTTCACCCGTGACGCGCGCGTCGACGGCCGTGATCAGGCGCTCGCCGCGCTTGTCGTTCTGGAAGCGGCCCTTGGTGTTCTGGTCGCCGACGAGGTGGAAGCGGTGCCCCCACAGGCGCTGGTACCACGGGCTCTCGACCAGCCTGCGCGTCTTGACGCTGTCGCGCATCGCCAACGACATCGCGTAGGAGGCGTGCAGCAGCGGCACCTGCGGCCCGCTGGTCGGCGAGATGTCGCGCTGCGTCCAGACCCACGCCGGGAAGCAGACGCTGACGATGCTCGACTTGCCGCACCGCGGTGGGATGTTGATGATCAGCTTGCGGATGTCACCGTCGACGACCGCTTCGAGGTGCTCGCACATCGCCTCAAGCGGCCACCCGTGTGTAAACGGCGACGGGTCGACGTACTTCCAAGCCTTCTGGACGAACTCATACAGCGACGCCTCGCACTCGACGCGCTCGATCTCGCGCAGCGTCTCGAACGGGTTGAGGTCGGCTAGGTTCATACCCGCTTACGGCGAGTGCGCGACGGCGTGTTGGCGCGCACGCGCTTGATGATCTCCTCGCGCAGGTGCCAGTGGTCGTAGTGCGACTGCCGGACCTCGGCGTTGGTCACGTCTTGGCCTCGAAATACTGGGCGCGAGGTCCGCAGACATCGCGGCCGGGGTCAGGCGGGTTCGCGCGCTCGCTGAAACAGTATTTTGGCCCCGGCGTCTCAGTGGGGCGCCCGCACATGTTCAGGCCGTCGCCGTTGAGCCACCGATGGATACAGTCGACGCAGTAGGGGGTCATTGCAGCCTCGAATAGTCGCCGGCGTAGTAGCTGCCGTACATGATGTCGGGGGCGTAGCGGTTGCCCATGAGCGCCTCGAAGATCGCACGCTGCCCGGGGTCGCTCGAGTCAGTGACCTCTGCGTAGGCCTCGCCCGTGCCGGCCCAGCCGACCGTGATGCCCGCGCGCAAGGCGGCGCGCAGCAGCTCGGGGGCAGGCAGGACAGGCGGCTTCATGGCGCAAGCGTACATCACTCGACCGTGCGAAAACAATGCCAGAGGGCGTACTCGTCGACGTAAGCCTCGACGTCGAAGGTGCCGCGCGGCTGCGTCAGGGCCATGAACAGCGGCAACAGCAGCGCCAAATCGCTGCGCGTAGTGACCATCTCGGGCTCGAACGTGTAGGCCTTGCCGCCGATGTGAAAGTGCAGGTCGCTAACGGCTCTCATCTTCGGTCTTCCCCTTCGTTGCCTGCAGCAGGATCTGCTTGAGCTGATCTCTCTGCTCAGGCTGAAGCGCCAGCACGTCGATCCGCGTTGCCTGCGTCTCGATAGGCCCGCCGTCCTTGCCGGTGATTTCGGTAATGATCCGCTCGCCGTAGACCTTGGGCAGCACCTTCGACAGCAGCCACTTGCGTGTGTCGATGCGCAGCCGCGACCGCGCGACGGCCTCCATGTCGAGGACCATCTTGCCCTCCTCGTTCACCACGTAGTCATCGCGCTTGTGGTCCGCGATGTCGCTGATCTCGTCAGCCCAGCGCAGCGCCACAATGTGCTTCGCTCTCGCGTATCGTTTCCCAAACCCTTCGTAGTCGTCGATGATCCAAGCGTAAATCGTCGCCTCACCTATCTTCAGCTGGTCTGCAATTTTAGGCGTCGATATCCCGTCAGCCATCATCTGGAGGATCTGTTCTGCGATCTCGGGCGTGTACGTGCTCGTCCGCCGAAGCCCTTGACGACCAGCACGCCCCACGCGCCCAGCCACGCCGGCCACGCCTCGGGCATCAGCAGGATCAGCACCAGCGTCGGGAGCGCGAGCATTACGGCGAGCCATCTCCAGATCACGTCCTTGCCTTGAGGAGTTCGAGCATGGCGACGACCGAGCGCGGGACGGGCGTCTCCCCCGCCAGCCATCGGTACACCGTGCGGCCGCTGACGCCCGCGAGGATTGCCAGTTCGCTGTTGAGGATGTCCATCTCGTCCAGCAATCGGTTGAGGTACCGCGGGGAGAGGTCGGTTGCGATCTCAGTCATGCTGACACTCTACGCCAAAACGACAAAGAGGGCCAGCCCTTCGGCTGGCCCTCTTCATCGGCGGCAATTTCCTAGGCTGTGAGGCGCTGGTTGGCACGGGCGGCGACCGTGATGCGGTTCGCGGTAGAAGTCTTGGTTGCCTCGGCGATCTGGGCCTCGGTCAGCCAGCCCTTCACCGTCGCGGTGTCGAGGCGGCTCGTCTCGTAGGTCGTGACCTTGAGCGCAAACTTGTCGCCCGCGATCTCAGTCGCGCCGAGGGCGAGGAGCTTCGCCTTGAGGTCGTCCACGGTCTTCTGCAGAGCCTTGAGCTGAGCGGCCGCGACGGCGTACTGGTCTACAAACTTGCTGGTTGTCATGATCTATCTCCTATTCGATGAATTCTTATACAGCCGGTTTATCCACAACGCAAGACAAAATGTCAGAGCATCCTGCGGAGCAGCGCAGCCCGCTCCGTGGCGTGCCGCGCCTCCATCTCCTGCAGCGTCTCCTCCCGGGGGGCGCGCGACCTCTGCGGAGGCGTCAGGCCCCTCGTCACCGCCTCATGCGACCGGCGCCTGCGGATATTCGTGACCATCGTGTAGGTCACGCCGTACTTCGCCGCCGCCGTGACGTGATCGTCGGGGTCAAGATAGATCGCGCGCACCTTCTCGTCGTCACGGCGGGAGCCGCGGGGGATCGCCCCCTCGAAGGGCACGCGCGCGCCAATGCGGCGGGTCTTAATGTGCGCCACCATCTGGTAGCTGAGGCCGTAGGAGGCCGCGATCTCGTCGTAGGCCCTCGGGTCGGCCAAGATGCCCCTCACGACCTCGGGCTTGAGGGCCTGCCGCGCGCCGCGGGGGATCTCACCCTCATACGGGACATCCCCGTACAGGCGCCGGGCCTTGATCTGGGCGACAGTCTGGTAGGGTACACCGCAGGCCTCCGCGATCTCCTGATACGGCCGCGCGTCGGCCAGCACCTCCCGCACGATGTCGGGCGGCATCTTCTGCCGGCGCAGGGCCGCGATGTCGGCGGCCTCCATGACCTCCCCCGCGCCGGGGGTGCGGGCAATGACCCAAGGGTGCATGACGTTCATCCTCATGATGGTTACTTTTCGTAAGGGACTGACCGGACTGTCCAGACTGAGCAAAATGCGACTTTCCCTTATATTTCAAAATTACCACATACCGCTGCTGCCGCGCAACAGCAGGGCAAGCGGAGCGGCGGAGTATATATTTATTACTTATCTTCCTCTTACTCTTTAGTAGATCAGTCTCTCCGACCCTTTAACCCTGTCCGAGCCCCGGTTTCATTGGTTTTCTCCCAGAGGCGGTAACCAGAGACTGAGGGGGTCTAGAGACGGTCCGCACCCCGGTAAAAGACGGCCCCCGCGCCATATCGTCAGGCTCCTGTTACGAAAGCTGCAGATACGGATTACGCTTAATACAAACTCGGCGCTGTTTTCCTGTTTGACAGATTGTCAAAACCCGGCGTAAAACGGGTTCCTCAGACAGGAGCCACGCCATGGACATCGAAGCCGCCCTCTCCGCCGAAGTCATCTACAACGTCGACTACGTCGAGATGAAGACCGCCCTGAACCGGACCCTTGAGAAGGCCAAGGCGGCCGCCTCGGCCGTCTACCTCGCCATCCCCTACGAGGACCGCCGCACCGACGAGCTGTCGGCCCAGTACTACGGCACGGTCTACCCGCACACCCTCCCGGGCTGGCTGAAGAAGCTGCCCAAGACGGCGAGCCCGACGCACGCCGCGGCCCTCGAAGCCTACCGCGCCCTCGGCGCCTACTCCGAGATATGCGCCAAGTTCGTCGCCGCCAAGGGCCGCGTCGTGAAGGCCCGCAAGCCCTCCACGGAACCACGCAAGACCCCGGCGCGCACCCTCGACAACACCGGCACCTGCGCCTGCTGCGGCCAGAACGTGAAGCTCGACCGTGGCCTGATCGTCGCCCACGGCTACACGATCCGCTGGGGATTTCAGTCGGGTTCTTGCCTCGGCGTCAGCTTCGACCCCATCGAGGTCTCGGACGAGGGCCTGCGCGTCGCCCTGCTGGTTTACGAGCACCATCTGGCCGTCGCCCGCCTCTCGCTGGAGTACGGTGCCCTGACGCGCCGCGAGCGGGCCGAGCTGGAGGGCCGCGTCAGCGGCTCGAAGAGCGCCATCGCCCACTACACGGCGGCGATCCGCGATTGGGCCCCCCGCCCCCTCCCCTCCGAAAAGAGGGTTTGACACCCCTCCCCACCTGCCCCATAGTCGGGGCATTGAATAGGAGATCGACATGGCATCCAAGTACACTCTCACCGCCTACTGCCCCTTCGGCCTCGGCGAAATCGAAGTCGACATCGTCTACACCTACACGCCCGGGCGCCCGGCGCGGGGGCCCAGCTACGCCAGCGGCGGCGAGCCCGCGGACCCGCCCGAGATCGAATTCGTCTCGGCGGCGCTGCCCAAGGACAAGCTCAGCGACCACCACCAGCTGATGTTGAACGAGTGGGCCGAGGAGTGGCTTGCCGACGAAGGCTTCGACGACGCCGTCGACAACGCAGAAGGGGCCTAGATCATGGATATCTACACGATCCTCTGGAGCCGCGGCGGCAGCCACGACGGTGTGGACTGGGACGACGAGCAGACGGTCACGTTTGACGCCGGCCTGAAGGTCACCGCGATCCACCCCGGCGCCGGCAATCACGGCGTGTTTAGCGACATCGCCGACCGCATGTTGATGGACGAGGCGCAGGACTGGCTCGAAAACGAGGGCTACGACGAGGCGAAGAGCCTGTTGACAGGCCCCCCGACTGCCCTATAATCGGGACATCGAATAGGAGATAACGAATGAACGACCGCCTCGACGACATCTTCGGTGACGACCTCGCCAACGTGCCCTTCGGCAAGCCAAAGGCCCTCCCGCAGGACGCGGTCAGCGTCCGCATCCGCATCCGCGAGACGACCCCGGAATTCGCTGAACGGTGCCCCAAGTGCCGCGGCGGGGGTTGGTTCATCGGCTACACCGGCCGCCGGATGGGCAAGTGTTTCACCTGCAAGGGTTCCGGCAAGCGCGTGTACCGCACCAGCCCCGAGGCCCGCGCCGCCGCCCGCCAGCGCACGGCCGTCGCCAAGGCCTCGGCCGTCGCCGATCATCAGGCCGAGCTGAAGTGGCTCTCCGACACCCTCGCCCGCCGCGACCGGCTCCCCGAGGGTTACGCCATGATGCTGGCCGACTTCCAGACGCGCCTGCTGGGCGGCCGCGCGCTGTCGGACAACCAGATGGCGGTGATCGTCAAGGGCATGGCCCGCAGCGCCCAGTGGGCTCAGGAGCGCCAGCAGAAGGCCTCCGAGCAGGCGGTGGCCCTCGACGCCACGGCCATCCGCGCCGTGCTCCAGACCCGCAAGAAGGTCATGGTGGCACTGTTCACCTTCTCCCTCGCCCCGGCTCACGGCAACAACCCCGGCGCGATCTACGTCAAGGACAACGGCGCGTACGTCGGCAAGATCCCCGCCGGCGCCTCCACCTTCGCCCCCGGCCGCGACTTCGACCAGAGCCGCCTCCCGGCCCTCGTCGAGGCGATGGCTGACCCGGCAGCGGCCGTGAAGGCCGACGCCGCCCGCCGCGCCCAGCTGCTGCTGGAAGACCCGGCGATGACGATCCCCTGCGGCTGCTGCGGCCTGACCCTCTCGAACCCCGAGAGCATCGCCCGCGGCATCGGCCCGATCTGCGCCGGAAAGTGGGGGTTCTGAGATGGCGAAGCCCACCCACGAACAGCGCCAGCGGCAGATGGAGGGCCTCCGCCGCTGGCACGCCTCCCGCAGCGAGGAGGAGAAGCGGATCACCGCGATCAGGGGGCGCCTGACGCGCCAAAAGAACGGCGGCTACACGCCCCCCGGCCGCCTGACTGCCCGCAGCTGGGAATACGGCGACGACCCCCTCGAAGACCTCTAGACATCCCCAGCCACCTGCCCCATAATCGAGACATCGAATAGGAGATAGCATCATGGCCCAGATCAAGACCCGCCGCACCACTTGGAGTTCCATCGTCGGCGCCGCCGCCTTCCGCGAGGGCGTCGAGGACTATCAGGCGGGCCGCGCGCCCGACTACGACAGGCCCAAGGGCCGCTGGCAGTACGAGCGCGGCAGGCAGTATGCCGCCGCCTGCGCAGGCGCCGGCCGCGCGCCGCAGCCCAACCGCCGCGGGCGCAGCGTCAGCCGGATCGCGATCCACGACTTCGCCCAGCAGTACGGCCCCAACGGCATCCTCTGAAGGAGATAGGATCATGATCAATCTGCTCACCGCCCTCGACATCGAGGCCAAGTACTGGAAGTGGCTCCGCTCCAGCGGGGCCGCGCGCAGGCTCGACGCCCGGTGCCCCGACGACACCCGCAGGGTGTTCCTGCAGATCTACCACACGCTCTCGGGCGCTCACGTCTACGGGGGGAGCCTGTGATGGACTACGCAGAGATCTGGGCCGAGGCGTGGTCCGCCGGCATCATGGCCGGCCTCGCCTGCCGCACCCACCCCATGGCCGTGCTGCAGGACGGCAAGGTCATCGAGGTCGTCGACGACGGCGCCTGCGGTTTCGCGTGGGTCAAGGTCCGCCCCGCCAATTCCAAGATGGCGCGCTGGCTCAAGGCTCAGGACAAGGGCCACAAGGGCTACAACGGCGGCTGGGAGGTCAGCATCCACGACTTTGGGCAGAGCTTGGAGCGCAAGAGCGCCGCCGCGCGCGCCATGGCCGCCGTGCTGGTGAAGCACGGCATCGACGCAACCTCTGACAGCAGGATGGACTGACCATGTGCGGACCTCACAACCCCTTCGGCGGGGCCTCCAAGACCGAGCGCCAGCAGCTGCAGGACGCCATCGAGCGCCTTGAGGCGCTGAAGAAAGTCGAGTGGTGCGGCGACGCCCTGCTCGTGATCGGCGCCGCCCGGAAGCACCTGCAGACGCTGCCCAAGCCCGTCAAGTTCCGGGTGACGGTGACCCGCAGAGGAACCTACATGTCGATCAGCAACGACTTCGACACTCGGGCGGACGCCGTCGCGTGGGTCACGGTCAACCTCTGGGCCTACGACAGCTTCAGCATCGACGAGGTCGCGTGATGCTGACCCTCCACGACTGCACCTTTCAGGTGAGCTGGAGCGGCTGGGGCCCCTCCACGCCCCACGCCGAGCGCGTCGCGCTGGGCGTCATGCTCGACCTGCTGGAGATGAGCCCCGACAGCGTCCGGCGCA